ACTTTCAATAGCACTCCTGATATCCTTATCAAGAACATCTGTTGCCGTGTCATTAACTGATTGCGACAATCCTGAATACAACGCCATCAAAGAGGTATCAAGTGCTTTAGCGATAATATACTTCGCTTGTGAAGCATATGCCTCTAAAAGGTCTGAACCTCTAAGAAGTTGTTGCAATTCCTTGTCTTCAATCAGGAATGAAACTTCTTTCCAAGTATTTATCGATAACTGAATTTGACCCTGGGCTGGGCTAACCAGCGTAACTTCAGAACCATTGCTCTTGTCAGATGCCGTGAACTGATTTGTGAAGATGTCAGTGATATTAAGGGTATCACCGCCACCAGTCATCATTCCCGAAAAATCCTTAAACCAATTAGCCGCAACTAGTCCTGCCCGCCATTCTCTTTCTACTTTTGGTGCCCAGATTTCTGCAATCAGATATTGCAGGTCTGTGGCTGTAAAAGTATCTGTGCCAGTCATTTATTTTATTTCTGTTTACGTTTTCTTCCAGCAGAAATCGCCTTGTCCCTAATTGCTTCCCAATTATCCCGCAATTCGTCTTTATCAAGCTCGTAAAGTGCCTTCTCATTAAATGTTGCCATAGTAGACGATGGTTCAGGGGTTTTACTTTCTCGGGCGACCTTTTCCCTGTGTGCGAATAATGCTGCCTTGAGCATTTCGTCTTTTGTAGCTTCCTCGAGCGTAACGCCCTTGAACCGAGCCCAATCAGCAATCATGTCAACCTCTTCTCCAGAGTAATCCCTGTTAGAGATAGCAAAATCAACTTTTTGCTGCCAGAAGTCTTCTGGCTTCTCTTTGCTTTCTTCGCTTTCCTTGCTTTTGGTCTCATCTAGCTGAGCCTGCAGAGATTTAAGTTTGTCATTGACTTCCTTAAATCTTTCGTAAGGGATAGCTTTTGGCTTTTTCTCTTTCCCTTCTGGTTTAACGTCTTCCTTGACGTCGTCCTCTCGCTCCTCAGGCTTCTGCTCGAGGACGGCTTCAGTTGACGAAACTGAAACTTCTTTTTCGTCTTTTTGTTTTTCCATACATTTTTACGCCTTAAGTGGCGGTTACAATTAAATAAACACCTTGTCGCCAGACGTCCTTTTTGGTTTCCCAGAAGACGTCTTGACTTCAAGTATGAATTTTTCAAAGAATTTTATTGTTTCAAATAGGGCTTGGTCTGGCTTTCCTTCAAAGAATTCTTTTTTCAGCATTTCAGAGCGTGCTTCTAGTATAGAAACAAGCATAGCCCTATTGTTGTTTATGAAGTTTAGTTGTTTTTGGTTATACATTTTGCGTTTGTTGGATTGGTTCGCTTGGGCTTGGCATAACGGGTCTTGCGATTGAGCCCCCTTGCTGTAACGCCATTTTCTCGCTTGCTGGCATGTCTTGGTCTAATCCAAGTTCCACAGGATTAAATCCTGCCAAGTCTATCATTTTGAAGAATATCTTTCTTGTTGTTGGGTCTTTCATTACAACGGGGTTTGAGGCAAGCAATTGGAACACCGTTTGGATTGTCGCCAGCCTAGTTGCCCTATTTATCTGCTCTCCCGTAATTGTTACATCTACCGTATATTTGGCATTCTCGTAAAAATCGTCTGGAACTTCTATGCTCTTTTTGGACATTATGTCTTCCTCAACGAGCTTCTCTAAAAGCAATCGCTCTCCCTCATTTGGTATTCTTCTATTCCGCAAAATATAATTCACAATCCTTTTGCCAAGATGCTGTTTCTTAAAGAATGTTCGCAACTCTTCAATTTCATCAATAGACATTTTGCTAATTATTAGTTCGTGGCGTTTCTTTTTGTTCTTTTTAAATGAGGGAATTACCCAATCATAAATGATTTCCTTTAAGAACATTCCCAAGTCTTCTCTTTTAATGTCAAAGAAAGCACCCGCCATAGCCCCCGTAATTTGGGTTGTCCCAAGCGGAGTTCCAGAAGGGGGAGTTTCTCCCCTTGTAACATCTTGGGAAGAAGAGTTCCTGTCGGCATTAGCTTGCCATTTGCTGTCGGCATAACTGAATGCCCCAAGATTTCTTTCCTCCATTGCCACTTGGGTAATCTCTGCTGAAGTGGGTATCATATCCCCGTTCTCAAACTCGTTCAGCAAGTTCTTTCCCATATTCGGGTCTCGTGATTGGAAGAGCTTTAATGAAGTCCACCTAAGACCATCTCTAAAGTAATACTCGTTTTCATTTATAGCGATTTGATTTTCTAATAGGTTTTCTGCCTGCCCCCTGCCAAGCCACCTGCCAGGAACTTTATCCCAATGGACTTCCTTGTAAGGAAAGTCATCTATGTTCATTTTAGACTTGGCGAGGATTTTTATCGCTTCGTCTAACTTCATATCATTGCCGTCTTTGTCTTTGCCCGTAATAGCGATAAACCAATTATAATCATCTGTGTCTAGATAACACTCGTAGATGTCAATAGTATCCTGATTTTTGCCCCTATAAGCGTCGGCAATCTCCTGAACATTGTCCCACCCCTTCTTCTTTCCAATCCTTTCAAATTGGTCAATGCTGTAAGTATAGCGTTCCAGCATGTTCCAATCTAACTTGTCTACTTTTGGATTTGTAATGATATTTCTAACGGGAACTGAAATAACTTTTGTTCCAATCTTTTTAGCAACCACAGTGCCGTATTTGGGCAATAAATAAACAAAACTATTTAAAACCTTGCCCCACCCCTCTTCTTTCATCCATTGCTTTAAATCTTTAGACATTATCCAAGTTCTCCAATAATCAGAGCCAGGAACAGTTGACAGCTCAATGTTCTTTGTATCAACATCTATCAGCTTGGAGGCAATAAAGCAGGGATTTTGGACTATATTGAGAAATGATTTTTTGTAGCCATTTGGGTCATAATCATCGCCGTCTTTAAATCGGCTAACCCAATAGTGGTCAATCATGTCGATTAACTCTGGCAGAGTTGGGGCATAAACGGGATTAAGCTCCAGCGTTGTCGTTTTGTAATCGTCAATGATTGAATTTATTTTTGAAATTACGCTTGTCATATTATGTTTCTTCTTTTAACTTTTAGCTTTTGTATTTTTTGTAGCTCTTCTTGTATGGCTGTTTTTGGCTCAACCTTGCCAATTATTCCCCATACGGCTAACGCAAGAGAGGTAACTGCGTCATCATGCTGACCAATAGGGGCTGAATAAGTAATTCTTCCGCTAGGGGTCATGTCTTTTGAGTAGTTTTTGAGTTCTTCTATTAAAATTGGTTCATTGGGGATAACGATATTTCCTTCTTCAATGTAAATCCTTAATTTGTCTATTAGCCTTTCTTTTGATGCGTTTGAAAAGCGAAAGTCATCAACCATCATTCCGCTAGCAAGCAAGTCGTCAAAGACGGGCTCTCCAACGCCCGTAGAGTCAAGAATAATGCGAGCCCGATTGTAGCGGTGGGCGATGGCTAAAATCCTGTCTTTCTGGTAAACATACGAGTCTTTGTTGATGCGTTCCCAATAAACAACGGAGTTTGTATATAAATCAATAACGGTAAGGACAGTATAATCATTCATCTTTGCCAAATCTACGCCAAGAACGTAGAAATGACCTGGCTGGTAATCTTTTAGGCATTTCTCGTTGGTAATTGCGTCTATATCCTTTGCCCTAAACACATTTGAAGCCCCTTCAACGAATTGAGCCATAAATTCTTGGTTAAATAAATCCCTGGGATATGAGCTTTTTAATCTATCCCATTCTTTTTTTGCCTGCTTTTTTCCAAGAGCGGCAACTAATCCTGCCATAGAAGGCTCTTGAATGCGATTATCTTTCCCAACGGACACAAAACGCTTCTGAAGCCAATTATTTCCCCTAGGGGTGCTGATATGGACAATCCTTCCCAAGCGAGATGAGGTGGTGGGAACAATGTATTGGTAATAAATCTCTTCTGGGGTTTGGGCAGCTTCATCGTGAATTATTAAATCAAGCTCTTCCCCTAATAAAGATTTGGGATTTTCGGTAGATTTGCCTTCCAGAAAAGAGCCGTTAGAACAGTGTATTCTGGGGAAGGGACGCATACCAACCTTAAAAGCCTCAAAATCAGCATCAAGGATAGAAATATACTTAATGACGTATTCAAAAACTTTCTTTGTTAAATCGAAGGAGTTTCCAGTAAAATATA